GTAATAGACTCCATACTATATAATGGTTCTCCATTACTATCAAGTTGAGAACCAAATCTGGCAAGAAGAATTGTGTAAACTTTTTGCCTCAACTCCATTCGATCGTCACTGTAGCGCCAATCTTCGTCGGTCATTTCCAAACAAGCTTCTTAGTATAGTTATAAGCGTATTTTTCACGATATCCTTTGATACCCCACCCTAACCAATAATAAGCACCAACCATATATTGATGAACTGGTTGTCCACGTCCTTCAAACTCTGGGAGAACTTTTTGGAAATGAACCTCATTAATCATGTAACGAGTTTGTCCTTCAATGCTGCTGGGATTGCATTCATACTTCCTACAGAACTTACCAAGACCATTATATCGTGCAGTAGTAGTCCATTGAATAAGACCATAACCACCTCGACGACATTGATGATAAGGAACTCTGGCACCACCTTCACAGATGTTTGGATGGAAGTTACTTTCTGATTTGATATTGCCCATAATTGTTGCAAGGGCATTGCGATCAGAAATGTTGGTTCTTTTTTGAAGTTGTTCTAAAACATACTTTTCGTTTTCATTGCAGCCAGGACATTTCCATTCCTTCTTTTCCACTACAATAGGAATTGCCTTCTTTTCATTAATACTCACATCAACTTCTGGAGGATTTTTAATCTCGGTGATCGATGGATACGCACAAGCAGCGGGTACAGAGGCGGCAAGAAGGATTGGAAAAAATTTTCTAAGCATTAAAACAAATTGAATTCGACATCCGTCTAGAGAAAGCGCACGTCCTCTTTCTCAAGAGGCAGTCTCCACGGCTCATGGTATTTACAAAGATTGTAAACTCGTTAAGCATAGCACATTTCAACGGCTATGTCAACGGCTATACTCTTCGATCTTGTCTAAGACTTTATTAAGATATTGATGTGCCAAGAACGAGATACCTTCTGAGTATTGTTCTTTATACAGTTGATCCTTCAACTTTAGCACCTCACATCGTATCTCGTCTTTTGAAATTTGTCTTCTAGGCATGACAATAAAAAAGCTCAGCTGTATTTAGCTGAGCCTGTAAATTACCAGATTCCTGGAATCAATTGACCTGTGGTTAGATATGCACCAACACCAGCAACAAAACCGATCATTGCTAGACGTGCATTGAGGATCTCTGCCTCAGGAGTAAAACCTAATTTTTTCATTTGTAGTACCTCAGCAATTGTGGATCGAGATAAGGACGATTAAAAACTTCTATGGTAGACAGTTGTGATAGTTCTTTCAATTGTTCTTTAGAAAGTTTTCCCCAACGAAGACGGGCAAGAATATACTTAATCATTAAAAGGATGTTTTTGTTTGAGTTCAGGGTTTGGTTGTGAAGGAATTACAGGATCCCTAGTTTTATTTTTAATTACAATAAAAGCATCTTTCTGATAAGACACTGTTCCAAAAGGCTTTGCCCATTTGGGATTTGCATTTGGACTAGTAGCAGTACCAGTTACGGCAACACCACCAATTTCTACTACAATATCGTCTTCTTCACTCCAACCAAGTTGGTCTATAGCAATGTGAAGACCAGCGTAGACATCTGTTTCCATTAGAGATTCTCTTCCTGTTCGGTCAGGATTACACAATCGCTGGTGGGATATGCGACACAAGTCAACACCCAACCATCTTCAATTTGTTCATCATCAAGGAATGATTGTTCGCTGTTGTCTACGGTGCCAGAGATGAGTTTCCCTGCACAAGCACTGCAAGCGCCTGCTTTGCACGACGAAGGAAGGTCAACACCTTGCTCTTCTGCTGCTTCAAGAATGTACTGATCGTCTGCACACTCAATAGTGGTCTCAGTTCCATCAGGGGATTGGAGAGTAACGTTGAAAGTGGTCATGGTTTATTAAAAAATACCGAAGAATAGTTTACCAGTAATTGCGTAAGATGTCAAGCCTGAAATGATTCCCATCATTGCCCAACGTCCATTCATAGTCTCTTTATACTCATTAGGAGTTTGCATACCATAATTATGGTAGTACATAGTAGGCTCTTTTGCCCACATGTTTTGCTGTCCGTGCTCGTTGGAAGTTACAGTCACAATAATTGTTAAGAACTATTACAAATTATATATCATGGTGTAACAATTTGTCAAGCATTGTGTCAGCATTTAAACATTATTAAATTCAAACTGGAAGAATTGCTCCACAGTCATTTTGTTTGATTCATTTTGCCACCAACCAAGCAATCCATTACGGCTGCCAGTGTGGAAGGCATCAACATGTTCTGGATGAATGCTGGATCCCAGATCAATCTTATATACAAATACTGGAATTGCATAAGTTTTTCCAGCGTTGTAAATTAAATCATCAGCAACTGGTCTAGGTCTAACACCATTATCCAGTTTGTATTTGTCTCCACGAACATGCAGCGAAATAAGCTTCTCAGCATAGCGTCTATTGATCATATAAGCTGCTGTAGAGAAGTCATCCACAAGACGTGGGTGAAGATTACCAAGAAGCTTTCTAGGGTTAATAACGGCTAGCTGAACCACATCCCAGTCATAAGGAATGTAACTATAAAATTCCCGCCAGGTGAAGGGCCAATGCTTGACTGTTTCTATGTCAAGGTCATCTTCGCAAAAGATAGCATAGTCAGAATTAGATGTTTCTAACCAATGCTTCATTCCTTTGAGATGAGATGTGACACAACCCACTTCGCCAGAAGAAATTCCTGGATACCTCCCAACGAGTATATGACTAAGATCATCATCCCTACCGTCATAAGCAGAAATTCGTTCGTAATTGGTAATATCCCAATACTTGAATTGCTCTTCCATGTAGAGCCGTCTTTCTGGTTGACCATCAAGATTTAGATAATAGATGGGACAAATACCATTTAGTTTGTAAGAAGATTTATTTTTGTCCATTGATAAGCTTTGTTACACTAGGGATGTAATGTTCTTTAATGACTTTGACCCAATCAAAGTTCTTTGCGTATTCTAGTATATCTTTGCGATGTTGTAAAGAATATTCTCTGTTCTCAACAATTTTCTGTTCAACATATTCAATGTCACCAATTCTACTTTCAGGAATTACTGTGATAAATTCCTTGCTAGTATCAAGGTTGGCTTTACCCCATTCACAAACAACAACGCCAAGACCCGCTGTAAGAGCTTCCATACAGACAAGAGGATGCGCTTCGCCATCAGATAGCAATACTAGATTACCATACTGGGTAAGTTCCTGGTGGAGAGTTTCTTTACTCCATTCTCCCAGGTAATTTTTGTTTGGATTAAATCTGTTATCTGCAAGGTTACCAGCAAACCAAAGACTATCGATGCTTTGGAACATATGCTGACGCTTACGGTAATCAATCTTAGCTAGGTAGATGCTACGATCACCATGCTGAGGTTCATCAACGTAATTAAATGCCTCCGAGTTAACACCATTTGGAGTTACAAATAGTCGATCGTGAGGAATGTTGAGCATGACAGAATAGATCTTTGCAATCCCTTCCGATAAACAGAACACATTTGGTTTGACTTGCCCGAACGCATTAAAGATATTAACATATCCATTAAACATATCAGGTCTTTCTAGATAGCCAAAGTGACTAGTGATAGCCTTTGGATACTGAATGTATGGATAGATTGGAATAAATTCATCGTAGTGAACATGAACAAAGTCAGGTCTAAATGAATTGATCTCATCAATCATTTGACGTGCATCTTTGGTATTCACAATCTGAACTGTGTGTCCAAGTTTTTCTAATGCGTTTTTTGTATCCCAAATTAGGATCTCTACCGCACCCCATCCTGTTGGAGGGATAGGCATGATCCCTGGGCCTACCAATGTGATTCTCATAAGTTTACCAAGTCGGGCCTTTACAATCTACTCCACGTACAAGACGCAAGGGTAGAGGAATTCTAACTAAGTCATTCTGACTATAGTATCTATTATAGCATGAATACTTAAATGCTTCTGCAACAGGAGCCCAGCACTCATCTAAGTTTACTAATCCATTCATCGTATGAGTATAAGCATTTAGAAACTTCTTATACCTTCTTCCGAAAATAAATCCTAGGTCAGGAAAATGTGGAGAGTGTGATGAAAGATAGAATTTATTCGATTGTAATTCGTGTAGATCTGGATAATCCCAAATATTTATGTCTGTCCTAATGGTGATGATAAAGTCATAAGTATATCCAACCTTTTCTAAAAGTTTTCCTACTTGTTCAATAGAATACAGTTGTGATAGTTGATTATGAAAGTTCTTTTTGTGAAATCTTTCACCATCAAATTTCTTTTCAACCAAAGAATACATCTCATCATTTGAAAATTCTTTTGGTTTTTCAGTAATCAAATGATGTGGTTTCCACTTCTCAATAAATCGATTGAGATCATATCTATCCTTTGGACATTGTTCCATTTGGAGCCAAGTTGAAAACTCCCAATCGGAAGATACATGTGATCGATCCCACTGATTTGCATCATCATCATCCCACCAGAGATGAGCATAGATGTCAGTGTCATACCGATCAAAGATGAATTTTTTATGTGATTCATAGCAATAAAGATTTTCAGTAAACCTCGGTTGCCCGTAATACAAACATGCTACTTTCATAGTTAAGACCAAAATACATTAGTAGGTACTTTTTTAAGAAGGATATCAAAGTTTTCTCTTGTGCAATATGAAAATGCGACAGTCATTCTCAAATTATCTGTGCAAGGTAAAGGAGATGTTCCTCGATGAGACCAATTAGATGGTATCAAAACACCGCTATTTGGTTTAAATTCAACATAAGTATATTTTTTTGTTACTGGATTTTGACAAACAAATTCACCACCCCATTCAGTATCCCATTCAACATCCGAAAATAAAATAAAAGTCCAAACATTATCAAAGTCATAATCAATATGGAATTCTGATGGTTGTCCAGCAGTCTGTCCATTAATATGAATTCTACAGAGTCTTAATCTCTTTTTAATAATTTTCTGTAACTTTAAATTAATAATTGTAGATAAGTGGAATAGGTATGGATTTTGCTTATCATGAATTGGAGGAGCCCAAGATCTACCACCAGTCTTTACAGATTTATTGGACAAATTCCAATTAGTGAGAATATTAATCTCTTCTTGAAGTTGCTTATATTGTTTATCAGGTAAAACTCTAGGAATAACAACTGGGTAAATGTTTGCCTCCATTCTCTCAAATAGGGTATGTTTCATTTAAGTCTCCCAACAAAATCACTACAAATTCCATGACAATCCATGACCTTTAGCATGTCCCAATCTTCATATCTCCACTCTGGCATAACGATAACAGAACGTGGTGTATATGCTTGACCAGGATAAGTCCAAATATATCTCTTACTTGTCAACGTAAAATAATCTTCTTGATGCCAAAAGTAATTAAACCCACTTGTGCCGTGACTAAAGTGATACAGCGCATCTAAGTTTTTACAATGTATCCATAGATTATCTTTTCTAGCAGCTAGCCAATACCAAGTAACCGAATGCTGTGCTTCATCATGACCAAGGAATAACTTTTCGCTTTTGATGTCATAACGAACATCAATCTCAACATCATAACCCTTATCAATAGCAGCATCAATATATTCTGGTTTGTTTTCTTCTGATGGATTTTCTCCGTGGATGTTACCTCGATGTGCAATAAGTTTCATTTTCTTTTAGCGTTGTGCGTGTTAATTCATCAAAACTAGAAACCTCATATACAGAAGCTCCGCTTGCATAAGCTGCTTGCTTTCCAACTTCACTATCTTCAAAAATTAAAGTGTGGTCTGGAGAAGCATCAAAGTATTTCATGGCTGTTAAGTAGATTTCAGGATCTGGTTTGGGAGTAACAGACTGAGCACTAAGCACCAAGTCAACATACTCCCGTACATCCAGCTTATCTATAACCTTATTTAAAAAACTATACCTGGCATTTGATGCTAAAGCTATTTTAATGTTAGCATTCTTTAACAAAGAAAACAATGGTTTTATTTCTGTGTTAATAACAATCTTCTCTTCAAACAGCTCACATGCATAGTGATCTTTCAGCTCCCAAATATCATCAAGATCATCGGAATTAATCCGATTATACTCTGCTAGAAGATGAAGTTTTTGTCTTGTTGGAATAGTTCCAAATGCCTCATCTTCATCTCTACTGTAGTCGCAACCATACTGAGCAAGTGCAAGTTGTGTTGCAGGAAAATGAAGTGCTCGGCTATTGACAAGCACTCCATCTACATCAAATACGCAGAGTTTGATTTTGAGAGAATTCATTCTAACCTCTTACTGCATGTGCATTCATCGGGCATGGTGCGAGATCACTTTGGCTGTATCTCCGTAGGAAAGAACCCATCTTGAAAGCTTCTGGAGATGGTTCCCAAATACCTTCATAAACGTGATCGACATCATCAAAGCAATTTTTAGCCCATCCCAAATACTTAGTTCCAAAGAACTGAATTGTATCTGGGAATCTTGGATGGTGTCCAGGAAGATAGAACTTGCTGGAATCACACTCTTCAAGATTTGGGAAGTTCTCTAGGATTGTATCATACCTAGCAAGAATAACCCATTCATATTTACGATTTGTATCAGGTGCTCTACGATAACCATCAAAGATCTCAGCAACTCTTTTAATAGAATACAGTTGAGACATAATGTTACTGTAGTTGTGATCATTCCAGTGCCCCTCTGGATGCTGACCAGTATACCTTTCATCTACCCACTTCTTTGCATTGGGTGGTAGTTCAAATCTAACTGGTTCATCATGCATAAGAACCAGAGGATTGTAAGTCTCACAGATAATTTCTAGGGCTTTATCTGGAATAGGACATTCTTTAATTCTAGACCAAGTAGAGTATTCATACTCCTTTGACCATTCACCTTTTTCTTCCCACCATGTATGCCCAAAGACATCTACATCATATCGAGAAAGAATGTTTTCTTTATAGACTCTTGCAATCTCAGGATTGTCAATGAATCTAGGTTGACCAAAGAAACAAAGTGCTACTTTCATCAGACATCACCCTCGTAGTTTTCCAGGAAGTAATTCAGATCTTCAGGAGTTCCAAGACCCCACATATCTTCAGTACCAATCTCTTTGATACGAATCTTCTTACCATCACCGATGGCTTCATTGTATACAGGGCAGACATAGAACTCGTTATTAACACGGATGTTCTTTTCAATCATCTGTTCTGCATACTTAACGTAGTCAGATCCATGCTTCCAGTAGTAAATACCAGCAGTTGCATGTTCAGAGATAGGCTTCTTCTCAGCAACTTCACAGACATAACCATCTTCACCAAGCTTTGCAAAAGACCACTTAGGATGGGTAGCAGGGAAAGTAACAATACCACCATCTACATTGTCGTTATTGAAAGCATAGAGAGTTTCATTAGAATCCCAAAGAATCAACTGGTCAGAGTTAGTCATGATCAGAGGTTCATCATTGTCAATGAACTCCTTTGCAAGAAGAGTAGTGCAAGCAGCACCTTCGGTAATACCATCAACTTGAACAATGTTGCAGTTAGGGGTCAACAAGTTCAGAAGATATTGAAGGTTGTACTTTTCATAATGTTCTTTTTGAACAACATAGGTGTACTTGGCTTCAACATTCAAAGCCTCCACCACAACCTGAATCATGGGCTTTCCACGGACTTCAATCAAAGGTTTGGGGAAAGTATATCCAGCATTGGCAAAGCGGCTTCCAGCGCCTGCCATAGGTACGAGAACGTTCATTTTTTCAGACCTCCATGCAATTTTCTTGGTTTGTTTATCGTTTAGAATTGTTTTAATCTTTTCAATTTTAGATTGATCCAGATCCTTTCTATCATTGACAGCAACAAGATGACACTTACTATCGATGGCACCTTGTCTTCCGATGTGACTATCTTCAATAATCACAGTATTTTTTGGAAGTGCTCCTAACCTAATCATACACTTCCAGTACATTTCTGGATAGGGCTTGTTACGATATACATCTTCATTACTGATGTATAGATCGATAAACTCTAATAGTCCTAATCTTAATAAAATGATTTTAACAGTATTCCTAATAGAATTAGATGCAACAGCAATACTGTATCCTTCATCCTTAAGTTGTTGGAAGTATCCCATCAACTCATAGTCTTTGCGAACTTGTTCATCAAAGATCTTGAGAGTTTCTTCTTGCTTATCTTTCCAGATTTGATCATAGTATTCAACTGGTAACCCTTTATTCTTAGTAAGAAGTTCCAGCTTAGGTCTGGTAGGAAGACCATCGTAAATACTAACGTGCTCTTGACGTGTAATTACATACTCTTCACCAACTTTGGCAAGAGCTTGATTAAGTGCATCAAAGTGATAATCTTTACTATCAATTAGTACACCGTCAAGGTCAAAAATTACAAGTTTTGTCATCTCACGTCTCTGTAAAGTTTAGGATAAAATGGATGTTTGTGAACGATAAGATTATTTCTTTTTACGTTCCATCCAAGAATACATTCTGGATTTACAATAGCTCCTTCGGAGCAGATAGCTTCAAAGTCTGGATACATTCTGCAGTATGCCATCATGGTATCATAATCGCCAAATGCAAATGTATCACCTAGAGCGTAATCTGTATGGCTCTTGATATCTGTGATATGAAGTCCTTTTGGATCATAATCAGATAATTTACCCAAGGGTTCTGTGAACCAATTGTCTGTGCGGGTTCTAATAACACAATCGAACTTATCGATTTCCGCATCTTGAACGTATTTATCCATCAACTCAGATGCTTTATAGAGGCTATATGCCTGAGAAGCAATATTGTTTAGAGGATGATAGTAACGAGGATCTGATTTAATTGTTGGATGTGAAAAACTTTTCGGATCTTCATATTCAACGGTACATGGATCAACTTCACGATCAATAAACTCAAAAAGATCTGGGGAAACTGGTCCCCAAAAGTGTGCAAAGATGGAAAGCATGTTGCCAGCACCAAAAGCACCGAAGTGCCTTTGATGATTTTCCCAGCACTCAATAAAGTCTCTGGGTTGTCCAGAGTACAAAATGGCAATTGTTTTATCAGACATGGAATTGGCTATTGTCCTTTGACAAGTGTAGCATCTTTGGCTCAAAATCGCAATACTGTGCAAACACCTCTGGGAATGCGTACTGCGGATGAAGAACGTTTACTTTATCCCTGTTCTGTGAAAAGAACTTATTGAGATGGCTCTCATCATGCCATTGTGCAATTACATTATTATCTAAATCTTTATTAACTTGATTAGAGAGATATGCAATCAAAGAAGTAACTTCTTCTCCTCGACCACCCCAAAGACATCCTTGGAAATAAACTGAGAGGTCATCACCCTCTTCAACACAAGCTTTAGAAAGTTTCGTTACATCAAATGCTCCAGGAGGATTGTCATGTGGAGGCATCTTTAGGAAGTGGCATGGATGATGAACACCAAAATAAGGTTTAGAAACATCAAAAAATTCTTCTGCAGTGATTGGTTTTACTGGCATAAGATCAGCATCAAGAAATACATACCAATCACTTTCTCTAATTACATCACTAGCTTGTTGAAGAATTTCAAATCTCTTCAGTGTGATGTAGGGCCAGTCAAGGTGTTCTTGCTCATAGACTTGCACATCTTCTGGAAAATCTCCTTTACCATCAGTAAATACTAGAAAAGTTTTTTCTAGTTCTGGAAGAAAATTTTCTTTAACTTGTTCATACCATTTGGGAAGGAAATTAAGATACTTTCCTGTACCAATAAAACTAATAGCAACTTTAGCGGGTCTCATCAAATCGTCTCCCATTCATCAGGAATTAAATCTTTAGTATCTAGGTGTGCATTATTTGAACCCTCAAACCATCCTTTTGGTGCAATGACATGATCACTCTTTGATAACCATGCACCCCACCAGGAGAATGAAGAGTTGGCAATAATGTGCTTTTTGCATAGTGTCATTAGACACATATCAACATATTGATTTGTATTTTCTGAGATCAAGAATCGATCATCCTTAAAAATGCTTTGTTCATAACACCACTTAGGATCATCAGAAAAAACAATAACTTGACCATTTGGAAACGCACTCAACGCTTTCTGATAATAATCAAGAGACAGTGCAGTGTGATTAGGATTTGTTGTGTAGTCAGTTCTACGAACATGTAGTGATATTGGACTATCCAAATTGTTTACTGCATCCAAAGAAGGCCCTAGAATGTCATCATTAAATGTAAAGTCGCCTCTCAGTTCGTCTTTAATATGTTTAAAATACTTCTCCGACTGAAAGAATCCTTGAAGTGATACCCAGTCTGGACACTCATTAAATAGATTTTCATTAAAATGAAATACACCTTCAGCAACTGTTGGTCTACCAAAGTCAATGTATTGAACATTTAATGGAGTTGTATTTTTAAGTTTAAATGGAATAAACAGTTGATGATCATTCCATTCATCTTTTTGCTCTGAGGGGGGAACACAAAATTGCACTCCCCTATTTCTAGCAATTCCTTTTACTGCGGCAAACTGGAACATTTGGTTTCCAAGTCTACCCAGCTTTCCTAGGGCATTAAATCCTATCATAACAGTTTTTAGTTTTTTTCTATTATACAAAAAAAGGAGGTTGATGTCAACCTCCTAGATTCCGTTAGGTATTGCAGGCTCGCCACTTGCTTTTTGACTAGAAGCAAGAAACTAGGCGGGAGTTATCCCATCCGCACCACCAGTTCTTATGGAAAAACTGGAAACCCGAGGGGTCGATGACCCATCCCGACCAGGGTTTTTAACGTGTCTCCATCACGGGCATATTGGGGATGACTCCACCAGGATAAGTTTTGAGTCGTTCCAGGACTAAGTTACTTCACGCCATTTGCCAATTGGACAATACTGTGATGCAACTTTTACTTTTGCTTCTAAAAAGCATCCGCATTGAGTACACCTAACAGCTTTCTCATCATAATACTTACAAGACTTACATATAGAAAGTCTATCTTCTTGCTCTTTTTTATTAGTAAGAAGTCGTTTTCCCTTTAAAGTATCGCTAGCAATAAGCTTAGCCATATTAGCTAGGTTTTTTGCTTGCTCTTTTATTGATGGGTACTGTTGTTCATCCATTTTATGCAATTTCTAACTCTTCATCTTGCAAGTCATTGTACATATATTCCATCAGAATTTCATAATCATCTAATGGATCTCCAGAAAAGACTACTCCTTCGTTTTCATAAAAACGACGAACTTTTTTATAAAGCTTAGGATTCTTTACATCGAGAAGGATTTCTCCATGTGCTGCAGCACGAAGAGTGCTAACGTCTTTTTTAAATTTAGTAGTAAGTGCCATTGCCTTGAATGTTTACCTTAGTATTATAAGGGATTGACAGAGATCTGTCAAGTGCTGGTTGTGGGGATCGAACCCACCTCACATCGATTATGAGTCGATTGCATTCGCCAGATTGCTAAACCAGCAGATATGGTTGTGACTATTCGGTTAAACCCGTACTCATCCTTACCATATCGTCATATTCATCTACAGGCATTAGCATTACATCCCCATGGGAACTCTTAACCAAAAAAGTTTCTCCCTCTTCAACACGATCGAGGTACTCTTCAAAATATTTTTCTAGTTCTTCTACGGTAATCTCAGTCATGTTCATACAAATTTTGTTTTTATTTATAGATTTGTCTCATTCGATCCAAAGGTGTTGTTTTAGATCTCAAATCAGTTAAAAAGAAAACTAAAGCCAGCCTATCTTCTACAAATTTGTTTGGAGCATGGTGTTCTTCAGAGTCATACAAGATCATTCTATTGTATTCATTTTTAATATTTACAGTTTCTTCATAACATTCGTCCCATTTAGAACGCCAGTAATCAAATTCATCAAGATAATCAACGTCATCTGTATTTGGTTCATGAATAAAATGTGCATCACGATATAAACGTTTTTTTATATCATGTGCTTTTTTAAATGTATCCTGATCAACATTTTTAATTTTTCTGAAAATAGATGTTCCAGATTCAGGATCAGGATTTGGTGTCAAATAAACAAGACCAGCAATAATAGATGTTGGAAGATCTTGATGAATCCATCCCATGTTATCACCTTTGTGATATGGAATGTTTTTGTGAAAATAAGATCTTATATCAGTTTCAAGATGGTCTCTATCCATATCATAAAACAGCGTCAACACCTTTTCACGAACCTCTTCCTGCAATTTTGGATTTATTTGTGTCAATGGTTTACTTCTCAACCCGTTAATAACTCCAGGTCTATTAGTTTCATATGTTTGCTGTAAAGCATAATCCCGCACTACATCAGGATTATCGAAGAAGTTATCAACTACTGTAGTTGGAAAAAATAACATATTACCCTCTCAATTTTAATATTGGTGTCGTCTTAGATTTAAATTCTTTAACAAAGAAAACTAAACTAAGTCTATCATCAGAATATCTATCAGCACTGTGTAGGATAGAACCATCAAATAATATCATTCTGTTATAAACATTTTTTACCGTAAGTGTCTTTGTAAAGCAATCATGCCACATAGAATAATGCTTTTTATAATTCTCTAGATCATATTCATCCATATCATCTTCATTTATAAAAGCAGCATTTCTATGAAATTGTTTTTTAACTCTATAACAATCTTCTTCTATCTCTAATGCATTTTCATTTGAAACTTTTAATTTGTAAAAAGAAGTTCCAGTATCTAAATCTGCTTGTGGTGTAAGATACACCAATCCTCCAAATACTGCAGTTGGAGAATCTCTATGCACCCACCCATAATTACAACCACATTCATATGGAATATTTTTATGGAAGAATGCGTCTATAGAACATTCTATTACATCCTCATCAAGATCATAAAACATCGATAATATTTTATCAGTTAAAGTTTTATAGATCTGTGGACTTATAGATTGGAGATGATTTGATCTAACTCCATTGACTATTCCAAATTTATTTCTTTGATAGTTTTGTTTCAGTGCAAGTTCTCTTACAGAATTTGGATCCTCAAAAAAATTATCGACTAGTGTCGTTGGAAATAATTGCATGGTAAATCAATTACAATCGGGGTGATAGGATTTGAACCTACGGCTTCCGCTTCCCAAAAGCGGCGCTCTATCCAAGCTGAGCTACACCCCGTTAATACAAGTAATTATATCACTTGTGTGCTTTTTTGTCAAATGGTGCCCAGTGCTGCCAGTTGTATTTGTGGACTGCCCAAATACCTAGGATAGGAACACCAATAAGAGTAAAGCAAAGTATTCCTAAGAATACTTGGTTATTTAGTGATGCCGCTGCGAAGTGTCCCATAAGTTTCTAAAGTATCCATCTACATAGTTTAAACAATCTGGTGGTGCAGTTTCTTCTGTCAATGCCCAATTATAACAGAAGTCCACCATTGATCCTGTAACGTGTGTTACACCGTATATTCTTGAAAACGCTGATGCTGCAAAGTGAAACCGCTGTCTAGTGAGCGGTGCCATTCCCCTTATAGTGTTCGGATTCATAGTAGTGCCCCTTCTTAGAACCGAAGTAAAGTGTAGCGATTACAAATGGTATCGCAACTATGAGAAGTGCTTTTCCTAACAAATGTTCCATTACTTTTCCTTTAATAGTTCTTCAATTCTTCTACGAATATCTTCAGATTTTTTTTGTTCTCTTTCACAATGTCTATAGCCACGATGACCTTTCATAATCATTGTGCCTTGATAAAACATTGTGGCAGCAAATATTAGCAGCAATACAATACCAATTATTTCAGGGTAATGTTGAGCCATGGTAGTACTGGTGGAATAACTCCAATAAGTCTCAGAAGTCCCTCAGCAAATAAAGCAAGAACCACCCAACCGACGCACATACTAATGATAGAAGCATTACGGTTGTGTTGTCGTATTGCTGCATCGATCATCTCCTGACATTCTGCCTTCGTAATCAATTGTTCCCCTTTCATTTTTCGTCGCCTAGAAACTTAGCTAAAGGATCTCTTCTGGTTTTTACAATTTCACAAGCCCTCTTATAGAACATGTTATTGAGATTTCCAGAAGCCTCAAAGGTTTCTTTAATCTTAACCCAGTTCTCGTAGGTATGTTGATCCATTGTATTTTGTTTTAAGGGTATTTACTATATAATACTTTTTTCCTATAAAGTCAAGCTATTGTGTTCATTAAGCAACACTGTTTAAGCAATTATTAAATCTAAAATAAAACGGAAGGTAGGCGAATCGAACGCCTAAGGGCTTTAACACCTCGACTGTTTTCAAGACAGCTGCCGTCACCTATCGGCTTGACCTTCCTTATCGAACTTCAAAGTTCAGTTTACGAACTTTGCGTTGTCTCCTTGCCTCTTGATATGCAAGGTCTTGTGTAGAAAGAAAATTCTTATGTTCTTTCTGTGTAGAGTTTAGCATAATAACCCTACTTAAGTCAAGTGCTGTAACACTATCATTCTTGACTGCCATCATGTTTGGACAGCCACAAACTTGAGTCTTAAACGTACTAGAGATTTCTCTATTACAATCTTTGCATCTTACTACTAACATGATTCAACATCCAAATCACTCCAAGTGGATTATTTATGATGCTTGATGACGGGATCGAACCGCCGACCGCCTCGGTGTAAACGAGATGCTCTACCGCTGAGCTAATCAAGCAAGGCTCCTCCACCTGGGCTCGAACCAGGGACATTCTGATTAACAGTCAGACGCTCTACCGACTGAGCTATAGAGGAATGAAATTATTCTGGTTGATCACATTCTAGCATGTATTCAACCGTATTTGCAACATCATTCATTGCATCACGCAAGAATGGTTGTTGACCAGCTTCCATTTTACAAACTGGACGACGATTATCAGTTAATGTCCAACGCCACTGTTTCATTTCGGAACAATACCACAAATTAACTCTCATGTTTGAAATTTTCCAATCTAATCCAGTTTGCAAGTGCATTAACTGCTGCTCGCTTTTCTTCACTAAACTCATGACGTTTTGTATCAATGTAGAACTGAAGAGCTTCTAATGTAAGATCTCTATCTTTTTTTGAAATTAATGACATGTGTAGTGCCCAAAAGAGGACTTGAACCTCCACGGATAAATCCACTGGAACCTAAACCCAGCGCGTCTACCAATTCCGCCATTTGGGCGAAACCCCGTGGGGTATAGGATATATATCCCACGGGGAAGTCTAGCTATCAGAAGCTATACTTTACACCTGCCTTAACGCCGTAACCGTTCTTGACGGCACCCTTAGCGGTTGCCATGCTGAACTCACCATATACTCCAAGTGCATCG